ATGTCAGCAAATGAATCTGGGTCACGGTAGTTTTCTACCTTGTTGATTTGCTCAGCAGAAGCAACAGCTTCGTCCTGACCAGCCAACACAACACCAAAGTTAGTTGCTTGTGCAGTTGTACCTGCAGTACCTGCGCCTGTACCTGCTGCTGGTAGAGAGTTGGACACATAAACACGGAAGCCGTGGATGTTGTTCAACACTAGACCGTTTTGCAAGCCTGCACCACCGAAGTCACCATTCAACATACGTGAATCTTCGTCTTTCAGCATCTCTACGAATACTGGGTCTACGACCACGAAGCGTCCACGTGCGTCTACATTCTGTGTGTCCATCTTACGAGCCATACGAGCAAGTACAGTCAATGGAGATACAGTTGATGCTGACAAAGCAGTTGCACCTGGCAAACGTGGAGCCAATGGAATCGCATCACCTGCAGTAGCTGTACCAGAGATGGTCAAGTTACCGAAGACAGTTGCGTCCAAGTGGTTTGCAGTGAACAATTCACCAGTCAAACCAGCAGTACCCTGTGCGTCACCAGATGTACCAGTGATGTAAGCGCCTGCAGCTGTGTGGCCAGTCATGTATGACAAGACGTCTGCGTCCATTGCGTCAGCCATTTTGTATGCTGCACGATCAGCAGCCAAAGAAGCGTGGTCAATGTTTGCGAACTGCTCTTCGATGTCATCCATTTTGAATGCGAAGTAGTTGGCTTTGTCGATGGTCAAGGAGAAGTCGCTGTCGTCAAGCTTTTCAGCTGTGATGGCAGTGTGACGCTCAAGAGCGTTGACTGTTACGTCTGGCTCTTTTTGGATGCGTACTGTGTCGCCTTGGTTAGCAATCTCACCAAAGTAAGAGTTGTTTGTGATTGCGTTAGTTACAGCAGAACGACGAAGTGCGATCTGTGCTTGCTTAGAATAAATAACTGGAGACCAGTTACCACCAGCGGAGAAACCGCCTGATGCGGATGTAATAGCCATGGGAGAATCCTTTCAAAGATATATGTGGCTTAGAGGGGAGACACTACATATCCACTTGAAAGAGGCTCGTCTTATTAGGGTAGTCAGCGTTGCTATCAGGATGGCCGTCCTTTTAGCGCTGGGCCTATAATCTGAGGTGGTTCTTTTGGTGTGAATTAGTGCTTAGTGAAAAGCATGTGCAAGTAGTTGATACCTAACAATGCACATGCCCATAGTTTTATCTACGATAAGAAGTTTGTCAACTACCTTTTAGTAATATCGTAAATAAACTTGCCTTTACGTTGAGCGTCCATGATTTCCTCTTGGCGCTTCTCGTATTCCTGAATTGACATCTTATCTACCTGTGACTCAGATAGGTAGCTAGAAGAGTCATTAGCGTCTACTGCAGTGCGCTTGCTCTTAACTGAAGAGGCAGCATCTTTATCCGCAGTGGATACAGCTTTCTTTGTCTTAATGTTGTTGTCAGACTTATACATGTCGATAACACGTGCTACAGACTGAACGTCTTCGGCATTCTCATACAGAGCATCTTGATACACTTTAGGCTGCTTCTCTGCCCACTTGTGGAAGGCCTCATCAGCACGAATATCAGCAAAGTCTGGATGTAAACGCATTAGCTCTGATTCAGACTTTTCTCGACGTGCCTGAGTGCGTAGCTCTTCAATCTCTTTCAAGCGTCCGTCTAGCTCAGAGGAACGCTCACTAGCCTTCTTATCTGCAATAGCCTCAACAATACCTGCAACATCAGGGTATTTCTTAGCCCATGCATCTACTTCATCCTCAGACTTAGGTAGTACAAGCTCATTCTTAGTAGCCGCTTGAAGCTGTGCTTCTAGCTTGTCTAGCTTAGCCTGAAACTCTTTCTCTTTGTCTTGGGTGTGTCGCCGTAGATCACCGTAACGCTTCTTGAAGTTCTTCTCTTCAGCACTCATGCCCTCTTCTTCTGCGGGGGCTTCTGGTACTTCTTCAGTAAAAACTTCTTCTTGTACTACAGGCTCTTCCTGCGCTGGTGCAGTCTCAACAGTTTCTTCTTCTGGTTCTGCTGAGTCTTCATCTAGTACCCCTGCTTCTTTAAGCAGAGCCTGTAGCTCCTCCTCATCACGCTTAACACGAGATACATTACGTTGATGTGATAGAGAATCTGTTTGTACTTCTGACATTATACTGTCCTTATGTTGGGGCCAGCACTATTGCTGGGTAGCCTTATTGTTTTAGCTTAGTTGGTCTTACTTATCTTCGTCGTCGTCTTTAAGTTCGCCGTTTACATAGCTCTTTCCGTCCTTTGGTGTGAATGCGTTAGCTACATTCTCAAAGAAGCTATTCTTACCGCCTGATGAAGCTGTAGGTGTTGTAGTGTTTCCGCTACTAGAGCCGCCACCGTTTCGACGAGCACCGCCAATAGAAGCCCCAAGACCTGCTTTGTCTGTACCGAACTTACCGTCAAATCCTAGTGTATCACCTAACCAAGTATCTCCGAAGCTTACTTTACCGTCTCCGCTTGTATCTTTTAAGTTCTCATACATAGTGGATTGACCACCAAAGATGCCTGAACCTTCTACGATACCTAGCTTAGTATCTTTGTTTCTTTCATCCTGGTCTTTAATGAGGGAAGTGTAGTAACCTTCCAGTTTAGAACGATCAGCATCTGCAAGGTCTTTGTTGTCCAGCTTAGTCTTTAATCCTTCAATCATGCTGCGACTATTAGCGTTTGTAATAGCCTTGGCTGCTACACCTAAAATAGGTGACACTAGCCCTAAAGCACCAGGAGCAGCCTTACCTAACAAGCTGTCACGGCGTTTCATAGCCTTTTCATAATCCTCTACAGAGGCTTTAGCCCAGTCCGTTTTCTCTGGTGGAGGTGCATCTTCAGCAGATGTCCTATCATTGTCATTGCTTTTAGTTTTTGTAGTAGGTGCAACTTCTTCTACAGCAGAGCCTTGTAATGTGTAACCTGCTGGAATAGGTGATACAGGCTTGCCATTAACAAAGCGGATACTCATTGTTAGACCTTCAGCATTTACATAGGTCTTATATTCATCAGGTGCGTTATTGTTTAGGTTACTGTTGTATCCCTGTAGAAAGTCAGGGATTCTCATCTGTGTTACGTCACCGCCTTCGTCATAACCAGATACGTAACCACCCTTGTTCATCATAGGCTGTTCAGGCTCACCATCATCAACCATCTGTAACTCACTGATGTCAAACGGTAGTTCGTCGTCACCCATCTCCATACCGACAGGATCACCACCAATGCGACCACCCTGCTCAAGCTCTTGGAAGCCTTGCTTAGCCTGAGTGCGGATGTCTTCAAAGAACTTAACACCAAAGTAACGTACTACATCAGCGGGTACAACATACTCACCTTCACTTAGCTGTGCAGGGATGTCATCACGCACCTCTTCAGGTAGGGAACCTGTAGGCACTTCATTACCTGATACAGGGTCTACTTCATCTGTTCGAGATGACTTAAACATAGCATTCATTTGATCGTCCATAGCCAGTCCACCTTCATTAAATGCTCTTATACTTTTGTATACAGGATGCTCTTTACCTCTTACAGATATAGTACCAATGGAATCACCTAGCTCAATCTCACCTGTAACAGTAGGTCGTAGTCTAGGTTCAGAAGGTGCATCAGGATACTTCTTTAAGTTTACACCCTTTGAGAAGTCTGTTTCTACTGTGTAGTAGTGCTTACCTCTATTCTGTACAGATATAAGTGTTTCAACACCATCCATACCTTCTGGAGCACTTGTCCACTTCCATCCAGCCTTCTTCTTGAAGAGGTTGGTTTTGATCTGTGTTTTGCCTTTACCTGTAGAACCTACAGACTCAATATCATCATTAGACACCTTGAATGAAGGTTTGCCTTCAGGTGATATTTGAAGCTTTGCTTTAGATACGTTTCTACCTGATAAAACAGTGCCTGTCTTAGGGTCTAAGTAGTCGCCACCTTTAGGACGGGCATCCTTTGGAAACATCCGCTCAGGCTTAGGAAATACAGAGATCATCTCTTCTTCTGCAGTAGAAGGTAATACCACGTCTACCTCATCTGAAAGGCCTGCTGTCTTTGTGCTTTCAGCTATATCATCGCCTTTACGCATCATAGACTTTAGTACGGGGCCACCCATAGGAGCAAGTCCTGCTGCTTCAACAGCAGCCATACCCACAGCTTTCAAATAGTTGGGGTCTTCCTTGCTTAGCTCTTCCTTAATATCAGCAACGCCTTGAACAGCACCAACAGGAGAGAAAGCAAGTCCTGTACGTGCCATCTGTACAGACATAGGATCATCTACATTATCATAATCAGCCCCAAACTGAGGAGCTCCTGGAGCTACTTCTGCACGTTCCTCTTCTGTCATATCAACGAGACGCTTACGATAATCAGCCATTTAGTACATCCCTCATGTATTTCATGTTCTTGTAGGCACGGATAGCACCCTGTGCACGGTACAACTCATCCGTAGCACTGATGTTTTCCATAGACTTATGTTGAGCAGAAATGAGCGAGTCAACGTATTGATTAAACTCATCCCATTGCTCTTTGTTGTTTACGAAACTCTTAAGCGACATTACCAGAGAACCCTTGTTCACCAGGTGTAGGTGCTGTACCCATGCCTATCTGTCCACCGCCGCCACCAGAAGTATCCTGTACGCCTCCCTGAGGCGACTGTGGGGCTTGTTGAGCACCTTCAGGTGTGGGTACACCCTCTGGGCCTTGAGGAGCCTGTGCAGGCGCTTGGAAGCCCTTAAGGATTTCAGCCTGAATAGCTGCATCTTGCATGGAGTTAGTAACCTTATCAGGGTCGAGGTCCATAGACTTAGCAATCTCACGGATAATGTAGTCCATCTTAGCGAAGGGAGCCAGTACAGGGTTCTGCGCTGTTTGTAGGAACTGCATCAAACGCTGTGAGCGTACTTCGTTAGCCATAAGGCTCTCTGTACCCGATGCACGTACTTCTAGATCACCACGGATGTCTTCATCAAAGTCAAACTGCATGTTGAACGAGAAGAAGGCACGACCCATAGGGCGAATCAGATAGTCATCTACGTTTTTAACCACCGTACGAATAGAACCGTTAGCAGCACCCATAAGCATACTAATGCCAGAAGCTGTCCGACCAACGCCAGATACGCCAGTTTGACCATGAGCAAAAGAAGGGAATCCAGTAGACTCATCAGCTAATACTCGTGCCTTATCAAAGAGTTGCATGTTTTCTTGTGCTACATTCGGGAACTTAGTACCAAAGATCGCCTGACCTGGAGCACCGCCCTGACGTCGGAAGACTTTTCCTGGGTATATTGACAAGTCTTGACCTGGAACCAAGTTAGTCTCATCTACTTCAATGATAAGATTACCAGACAGTGCTGCGTTGTCAATGGCCAAGCGCATAAAGCCGTTCATCAGCGTCTGCGTGTCATCCATGTTCTCAGCAATACCAATACCAAAGAAGCTGTATGGGTTGTGCTCGAAAGGAGTAGCGTAGTAAGGAATGCGTGTAGGCTTGAACGGGTTAAGTACAAAGCGGATAACTTGATCGTTACACACCCAGATGTTACAGTTTAGTTCATCCATGTCTTTATATTCACGTGGAATCTTTACGCCGTGCTCTTCTAGGAGATCTACATCAACATAACCCCAGAACTCCAACACTTCCCAGCGCTCAGAGTCAGGCTGTACTTCGTCATCCTGCATAGCCATTTCCCAGTGCTTCTGGATATAGTCAGCACCAAGATCAACAGACTTCTGGATCGCATCCTTCATAAAGTAAGGACGGTTCTTAAGAGTACGTAATTGCGTACGTGACATCTTGTGACGCTCAATAGTGTACTCAGCGTCTTCCATAGAAGCAGCTTCTGGGTCAGGGTAGAAGTTCCACAGTGAAACATGGCTAGTCTCAGGAACAGTCTTGATGATAGGGTCGTACTCGCCTGTCTCATCCCAGTTAGGGTATTCTTTATCTACAGCGAATGGACCCTTCATGACACCAGTGCCAAGCAAAGCCATCTCAAAGGCCATAGAGCGTAGGTGAATAGAAGCGCCAGACTCATTTAGCTGGTCATGAATCTTCTTTTCCATCTTCTTAGCTGCAACCATAGCAGGATGGAACGTAACAGTAGTACCAGCAGTGCCAGCACCCTCTACGATCTTATCTGATACACCCTCTAGCTTATCCTTGAGAGGACCAAGGCGGTTCTTAAGGTCAGCAATAGTCTCACCAGGCTTTAGCTTAGTGTCTACACCAAACAAGTACGGTTGCGCTGGGCTGTCCTGTGTAACACTCTTAAGTGCATCGCCTGCAGCAGCAGCGTTAGGGTCAATATTAATGTGTACAGACTCTGCTACACCGTCTGGCAGAACGGAAGGGTCTACAGTAAGCGGGAACTTGTTGTTACCAAACAGAACGTCAACAATCTGACCGTACGCAGCAAGAGTCTTAGTCTTTGTTACTTTAACAAATACCTGTGACTTTTCTGTGTCTGTGAACTTAACGTCAGGACCATACAAACCACGGTAGTTGCGGTAGGCACGTAGCCAACGGTCTTCATCACCACGTCGAGCATCCTCTGAGCGGTTAAAGCGATCCTTAACAAACGAGATCACACTCGACTTAGAGCTAAAGAGTTTATCATCACCGCTCTCAGCCGCCGTTACGTCATCCGTCTCGAATGCTAGATCTTCTATTTCTGCCATGTTTTAGTTCCTCAATAGCCGAAGTTTTTATCTGAAGCCTGAAAGCCGCTTCTTTGTTTGTTGGGGTCGAAGTCCCAAAGAGAACTACGAGGTCTAGTCATGATACCGTAGCGTAGAGCGTCATATAGGTGATCCTCTGCGTTCGTATCAACATCCTCTGGGTTACGCTTATCAAGTGGGATAACGGGTATCTGTGAGAGTGTGTTGGTACAGGATCGCATGAAAACAAGTCTAGGCTTTTCCGTAAACTCATCTACCTGTAGGCGTCTGTGTATTTCGTTCTTACCTGAGATGCGTGATCCTCGTGAACGATCTGATGGACGCCAGCGACAACCCTTCATAATCATTTGTTCAGCAAGACTAGGACCAGAATCCCCTCTGTTGTGCCACAAAGATGAGTCAAGTACTCCATAGCGTATGTTACCATCATCTTTCTCAGCGTCAAGTATCATATCAGCTAAGTCGGTAGCTGTAACCTTAGAGCAGTACATTTCACGATACACAACCAGTTGCTCTTCTGGTGATACAGCAAACCACAGAACCCCAGTGTAGCTGCCATAACCATAGTCACACGCTCTAAACTTCACCCAACTAGCAGGGATTTTGAAGTCATCAATGACGTGTATACTACGGTTAAACTCAGGGAAAGCAGCCCCTTCGTTAATATCCCAGTTACCCTCTAGAAGCTGCTTACGCTGATGCTCTGGTAAAGACAGTAGCATCGCCTCATAGTCACCGCCCTCAGAGAGGTAAGGATTATCAAACAGACTAGCAGGAATAAACCTACGCTTAAATAGAGGTTGACCCTCTTTACTGTGGCCCTTAGGGTAGCGGATAGTCTCACCAGTCTCTACACTTGTAGCCCAGTAAGATGTGTTAGACGGTGCAGGGTCGATAAACATCTTCTTAACCCAAGAGTGTCCTGCTCCGCCTGGGTTGGTTGTTCCTCGCATATACAAACCAAGCTTGTTGGAGTGTGCACTACGAAGACGTGATCTCATATAATCCCAAGCGTAAGGGCTAGACCATTGTGTAAGTTCATCGAAGCCGATCCAGTTAAACGCCTGCCCTTGGTAACGGGTAACGTCAGTATCTTTGTCAAGATAAGACATCCACAAACGTCCGCCTTGAGGAGAAGTCCACTGAGATTTACGCTCTGACCACTTGATTCCTGGGATAGCACGAGGATACAACTCCTGACTCTTCTGGATTAGTTCACGTAGTTCTTCAGTGGTGTGACGTACAAGTAGGCCACTGAAGTTTGGGTCGTTTAGTCCGTGTAGCGGGTCAGCAAGCATAGCATATGACTTACCACCACCCGCTGCACCACCGTAAAGCACTTCACGCTCTGATGCAGATAAGAAGTCAGACTGTGGGCCAGGGTTAGGCTTGAACACAATGTCCTGTGCAACTTCTACATCAAAAGGCTCAGCCTTAACTTCCGCTGGCACTGTCCTCTTCGTCTCGGAGGGTGTAGTAACCTGTGTTGTGCTTTTCGAGTCTTTCGATTTCTTTAAGCGCTTTTTCGAGCCTTTGGGCAAGCTGGCGCTTAATTGCAGATGCTTTTTTACGTCTTCGCTCAACTTCTATTCGCTTTCTTAGACCCATGTGGGAGATACTGCGGCCTGTCTGAGTTGTCAGCCAGTTTGCCACTTCTCTGTAACTGTATTGCTTGAGGTGCTTCTTTGCAAGCGCTAAAGCATCTAGCTCTTCAGGTATGGGTAGGAACAGTTGAGAGTTGTCTGGGTCTACGTAGTAACCAAACGGAACCATCCTTGCTGTAACACGTACAATAGGGTGGTACTCTTTCTGTTCGCCTTTCTTGGGCTTGGGTAACTCCCAGAAGCCTAGATCTCTTTTATAGTCGTATTGTGCCACAGTTACTCGTTCTTACCGTCCTTAGGTGGTAGATAGAATATACCGCCACCAGATGATGAAACATCTACCTTATCTACTTTACCCAGACCTGCACGATCAAGTAAATCTTTAGCTGCAGCCATTTTATCTTTAATGCCAAGTTCCGTAGGATCGTACAAAGCTTGCACCATAGCCATCGCAGCTTTGGGGGCAGTACGAGCAAAGTACGTGCGAGTACCTTCAGCGATCTCATCCTTAAGCGACTCAACAATGAGCCTAGTCGGTGTATTATCACTATATCCTGCCAGTTTCTTGGCTACAACTACATCGCCGCCAGCCTCATCAAAGAGTACTTCAATGAACTTCTGTTGGTTCTCTGTTAAGTTACGTGCCATTTGATTTCCTTACAATGGGTTGTCTACTAAAGAGTCATAAGCTTTCCAGATGTCATCAATCTCTGTTTGATACTCATCTATCTTGTCGCCAATGCTATCTGTAATAGTCGTACTCTTCTCTACTTGGCTTCTTAAGTCAAGCAGTGTCTTCTGTTGCTGCAGTATAGTCTGCATTTGTGTACTAATCTCTGCAAGTTTAGCGTTTAAACCTCTAACATCATTGTCTGAGACAGCCTGTTCTAATGTTTGAATACGAGAACCTAGTGCACCTGCCTTAGCGTTAAAGCTTTGTGATTCCTCTACTACTACAGCAATACCACCCTCTACTGCATAGAAACGCTGTAGCGTGTCGTATGAATAGTAGATACCCCCGCTAAGAGAACCTAGCAGAGGCAAGGCGGCAGCTATGTACCAACCCTTAAAGGTGAATCCACCTACTTTTAGTTCAGTGTTTTCCAAGTTACATCCCTGCTATTGGAGTGCCGTTCTGTTGCATGTAGGCATTAGCACCATAAATGTCATCTGCATTCTTCATGTCACCTGTTAGATAACCAGACCAACCTGTACCTGCATCAGCCCACGTGATTACAAACTCATCCACAGCTTGAGTATAAGTGACCGCTGTGTAGTTACCTGCAACCAAGTTATTCTGTGCAGTATACGTATCAATGCTTGCTGTTAGTTCTGTGTTGTTAGCTGCAGCCATAAACGCACCAGCCTGCTGTGCATACTTCTCTACTTGTTCTACAGAGTTGTTGTATGTAGCAACTTCTGAAGCTTGGATAGTGTATTCGTC